ATAGATATAATAATGACCAAGCTAAGAAGTTTATGTGAAGCCACAGGTATAGCTCTTGTATTAGTCAGCCACCTACGCAGACCACAAGGACAATCACATGAGTCAGGCAGGGAGGTTGATACTTCAGACTTGAGAGGATCTCATTCACTACTTCAACTAAGTGATGTCGTACTCTCGGCTTCCAGAAACCAGACAGGGGATGCTAGTGAGAGACAGCGATTACAGCTAAAGGTACTCAAGTCTAGACATACAGGGATGACAGGAGAGGTAGATAAATTATTGTACGACCAGAAGACAGGTCGATTAATCGTATATGAAAATGACTTTGCTGAACTATGACTTTATTAATTGATGCTGATTGGCTAGTCTATTCTTCTTGTTGTGCTTGCGAAGTAGATACAAGATGGAATGATTGGCAACATACTCTTCACTCTGATGAAAGAGATATTATGAACCTGATTGAAAGCAGGTTAGAAGTATATAAACAGATAGCAGAAGACAAGCATGATGTAGTTATGTGCTTTACTTCTTACCCTACATTTCGACATGAGATATTTCCTGAGTACAAACTTAATAGGATAGGTAAACGAAAACCACTAGCACTTAAAAGTATTATTAAAAAAATAAAGAATGAATATGAATCTGCTGCTTACCCAAACTTAGAAGGAGATGATGTGCTTGGGTTGCTGGCTACTAATGGTCAGTATAAAAATCCAATCATAGTCTCAGTAGATAAAGACATGAAGACTATACCTTGTAAGTTAATACAAGAAGATGAGATCTTACATATCACAGAGAAGAAAGCTGACAGGCATTGGTTTGAGATGTCACTAGCTGGTGACTCTGGTGATGGTATCGCAGGTCTTAAAGGTATGGGTATGGTTACTGCTTCCAAGACACTAGCCAATACTCCAGATACTAGAGATGCACTATGGTCTAAGGTACAGGAGACATATACAAAGAAAGGTTATAGTATTGCTGATGCTATCCTCAACGCAAGGCTTACAAGAATACTAAGAGAAGGAGACTATAACTACAGCACAGGAGAAGTTAAACTTTGGCAGCCATAAAAAAAACTCTAGATGGAACCACTCACCTAGAGTCTTTTTCATTTTTCTGTGAAGCAAGTTAACCACTCCTTGCTATCATTAGGATAACATATAATATAGATATAACACTTAAGTCTCTGTGAACTTACCAGTAATTACTGACGAACTTATAAACAGTTTAGATAGTGTGTTTCCTAACAGACATCCAGACCTGTCGCTGTCAGATCGAGAAGTATGGTATCGTGCAGGGCAGAGGTATGTTGTTGATTATTTAATTGAACAGCAACTAAGGCAAAAAGAAACCATGCTAACTAACAGAGTCTTGGAGAATTAGTTATGTGTCTTGGAGGAAGTGTAGGGAGAATGACTCCACAAAAAAGTGAGTATCAAAACAGACCTGTTACTGTAAGTGGTTCACAGACAGGAGTTGATGACGCTAAAGATACAGTCAAAGCAACAGAAAGTTTAAAGATAAAGAGACAAAAAGAAGAAGGAACTTATGTAGATCCAAACCTTACAACTGTACAAAAACTTACAAGAAGTGGAGGTGGAAACAAAACTGCACAACAAAAAGCTAATATATCTGCAAATAGAAAAAAAGCACAAAGCATGGCAAAGGCTAGAATGAAGAGTAAATCAAGAATGTCTGGCAGTAGGTCAGGAGGGAGACGTTAACTATGTGTTCAAGAAGGCCAAGCCCACCACCATTACCAGCACCACAACCAGTTGATTCACCTATAGAAAAGACTGCAACCAAGGTTGCTATTAGTGACGATAGATCTATGGGTACTACTAAAACTAAAAAGAAAAAGACAGGTAGGAAAGTTACAGGTGGTAAGACAGCTAGAGCTATAGCACCAAGACGATTAGGTACTAGATCTTTACAGATACCTTTACTATCTAATACTTCTAGTACTGGAGATTTAAATTACTCTTAAATGGAATACACTACATTAGGTACAACAGCAGCAAGTAGATACGAAACACTTGTTAGTAGTAGATCAACCTACGATAGAGAAGCAAAAGAATCTTCTAAGCTTACGATACCTAGCTTGATACCAGAGCAAACATCAGGTACTAGAGCTAGGATCAAGACACCTTTCCAAGCTACTGGTAGTCGTGGAGTTAATAGCTTATCAAATAAATTATTAATGACTTTGCTTCCACCAAGCACAGCATTTTTTAAATTAGAAATAGATGCACTTGAAATAAAAAAACAAGGACAAGAAGAACTACAAAGTGAATTAGATAAAGGACTACGCACAATAGAAAATGCTTTGATGAATCAGATAGAAATATCTAATGACAGGGTTGCTATGTTTGAAGCACTCAAACATTTAGTGGTATCAGGTAATGTTCTTCTCTACTTAACTGATAAAGGATTGAAGGTCTATCCACTATCTAAGTTTGTTTGTAAGCGTGATGAAGTTGGTAATGTATTAGAGATCCTAATAAAAGAAACAGTACATCCACAAGCTTTACCTCTTGAGTTCTTAGAGGAGATTAAAAAGAAAGAGAACTATGACTCAGATATGATGAAGGGAGACTTAGATATATATACTTCTATCAAAAGAATTAATGATGACTTCTTCTGGTTCCAAGAATGTAAAGGAGAAAAGATACCGAACACAGATGGTAGATCAAAATTAGATGTCACTCCCTTTATTCCTCTCAGGTTCATTCGGGTGGATGGTGAAGATTACGGAAGAGGATATGTTGAAGAGTATCGTGGTGACTTGATTAGTCTTGAGTCTTTGATGCAAGCGATAATCGAAGGTGCTGCTGCTAGTGCGAAAACTTTATTTCTAGTCAACCCCAATGGAATTACAAGGGCAGCGACCATAGCTAAAGCACCGAATGGAGCCATTCGAGAAGGGCAAGCTTCTGATATTACTGTCATGCAAGTAGGTAAGAGTGCAGACTTCTCTGTTGCTTTTAGTGCAATACAAAGAATAGAAGCAAGACTTGAGTTTGCTTTCTTGATGGCTAGATCAGTACAACGAGATGCAGAAAGAGTAACAGCAGCCGAGATAAATCTTATGGCACAAGAACTAGAGAATAGTCTTGGTGGTATCTATAGTATCTTGACTCAAGAGTTTCAATTACCATATCTCAGACGTAGGATGCACCTGTTAGTAAGACAAGGTAAGGTTCCTAAACTACCTGATGATCTAGTCAAACCTAAGATAGTGACAGGACTTCAAGGTCTTGGTAGGGGTAATGATAAGAACAAACTGATTGAGTTTATTGGAACTGTAGCCCAAGCTTTAGGACCAGATGTAATGAGACAGTACGTTAATGTGGATGAAGCAGTCAAACGTCTTGCTACCAGTATCGGAATAGATACTGCTAACCTAGTAAAGACACAAGAAGAGATCCAAGCAGAACAAGAAGCTGCACAACAACAGCAACTTATTCAAAGTCTTGGACCTGCTGCTTTAGGTTCACGTTTGCTTGATCCTAAAGTAAATGCTGAAGCTGGTTTAGCTGATGCACAGGCACAACAATTACAAGGAGGACAACCTGATGCCAACCAAGAAGCCCAGTAGAAAAAGAGATGAAGACGGAAAGTTTATTTCTGAATCTGAAAAAGCAATCGTCAGTCCAGTAGGAAAGAACGAAGAGAACCCTGTACCAAAGAACTCAGGTGACACTACTACTAGACATGGCAGTACAATTCACTATAGTTAAATAAAAAACCACTATGACTTCATCACAAGTACAAGTCTCTGAAACCCCACCAGTTTCACAACAAGATCTCGAAGGTTTAAAAGATGAGAACGGTCTATATGCTGGTAAGTTTAAATCTATAGAAGATTTAGCTGCAAGCTATAAAGAACTAGAAGGTAAGCTTGGCACAGTAACAGAGGAAGCACCAGCAACAGAAGAAGTAGAAGAATCTACAGGATTACCAGAAGGATATGAAGACAACTATCTTGAAGATGGAACTGTAGACTATGCTTCCGTAAATGAAAACTACGGAGAAATTTTAGGTGAGATCTTTAAAGAGAACAGTATTGATCCTTATAAAATTAGTGCAGAGTTTCATAAGAACGAAGGTGAAATACCAGAAGAAATGTATCAATCTTTATTAGATGCAGGTTTATCTAAAAATGCAGTTGACTCTTACCTTACTGGTAGGGCAGCAGAGATGGGATATGGTGAAGATGGAGAAGGTGCTGCTAATGAACTTGCAACAGAAGAAGTAAAAGGTATAAGAGAATCCATTGGTGGAGATGAAGCTTATGGCAAGATGGTTGGTTGGGCTTTAGAGAATTTATCTAAACCAGAAATAGAAGCTTTCAATGATGCAACAAATACAATGTCTGGTCCACAACTAGGTATGATGGTACAAGGATTATATACTAGATACCAAAACGCTATGGGAGTTGAACCAAATCTTTATTCTGGTAAACCTGCTTCTGGTGGAGTTACACCTTACAGATCAACAGCAGAAGTTATAGCTGCTATGGGTGATCCTCGTTGGGAAAAAGATGTAACTTATACAGAACAAGTTAAGGCACGTTTAGAAAACAGTAACGTATTTGGGTAATTATGAAGAAAGGTCTTTACTACAACATCAACCAAAGAAAAAAGAAAGGCATCAGTCGTTCTAAAAAGAAAAGTACGATTACTGATGAAGCTTATGCAAACATGAAAGCAGGTTTTCCTAAAAAGAAAAAGAAGAATAGAGATAGTTTAAAGATTGCATAATAATGCTATATTTTAAATAGCCTACATCTTTTATGTCTAAGGGAGTATCTCTTACTAAGAAGGACAAAGACCCAACAGGGGGTCTGACTGCTTCTGGTCGTAAGAAATATAACCAAGCAACAGGTGGAAACTTGCAAGCACCTGTTACTAAGAAGACAGGTCTTTCGCCTAGACAAAAATCAAGAAGGAAATCTTTTTGTGCAAGAATGTCAAAAGCAAAAGGACCATTAAAGAAAGATGGAAAGCTAACTCGCAAAGCCCTTGCTTTAAGGAAGTGGAATTGTGGGTCAGTATAAATTAACAAAGTAGAAATCTAAATATCTAAGTGCCTGATGCGTCAGATAACACTTGTGAGAAAGGATTGAAGCAAAGTTAGTTTCTTAAATTGTAAACATTAATCAAGGAGTTTTCGTATGGCTAATGCCACTACCTCTCGCCTTGGTCTGGTTAACAATAGTGGAACAGGCTTTGATGCCCTGTTTTTAAAAATTTT